AAGAAGCTTGGCAGATTGAAGAAAAAGAATATAATGCTTTAGGGAAACGTTGCCGAAATGATGTAGGTTGCAGGCAAATCATGTTGGTAACCAATCCTTCAACTTATGGGCATTTTCTATATCGTAAATTTTATTCAGAAAAAATCGATACCTGTGAATCCATAGAAGCCTGTTCGGAAGAAAACGTATACCTGCCAAAGGATTATATTGAAAACCATTTAAAGAAACAGGCCAATAATCAGCAGGAATACGATAATATTTTAATGGGTAAATGGGTTTCAATGGGAAAATTAGTTTATCCGCAATGGAACAATAAGAAATTCGTAAGGCATGTTGATAATAAAACCTATCCCTATTATTACGTATCCATAGATTACGGGTATACAAACCAAATGGCCCTTTTATTCGCAGGGGTGGATGAAGATAATAGAATCCATATCCTAGATGAATTTTATCAATCCCATTGTTTGCATAACGATGTATTTGAAAAACTAAAAGACTGGGATGAAAAATCACCAACATTAATTATCGATCCTAGTGCGGCTATGTTTGCAGCGGAACTACAGGATAGGGAATACGAAGTTATTAAAGCTGATAATGCTATTCCAGTTGGTGTGGGCCGTGTTAGAAATATGATTGCCAATGAAAAGATAACCGTTGAACCTAAATGTATCAATTTCCTTAATGAAATGAATGGTTATACCTTGGAATCAAATGGTAAACCAGTAAAAATCCATGACCATTTAATGGATGGATTGCGTTATCTTTGCAATTATTTACAAAGCCCTGAAATGAATATGAAAATACCCAAGCTATATTCGTATGAAGATTGGGCTACAAAAGAAAAGAAAAGGCTTATTCAAGAAGGAAACGTAGAAGAATTAATTAAATTCAGAAACGAAGTAGATGGTAATAATGTTTGGTTCAATCCCGTTCAGCAGGAAAATTAAGTAAAGGACAATATGAAAAGAAAATATATAAAAAGTGGAAAATATACAAAAAAAGCAGGAACCATCATTAATCCTTCTATGGAATATAATTCTGTTTTATTTTCTGGCGAATCACCGGTTATTAATCTTTCTGCTAAAAGTCTAGTTGAAAAAAATACGGGATGGCCTGCTATTTGTTCATCTAAATTAGCTGCCGTCATGTCATCTATTGAATTAAAATTATATTATGCTACCAATGGCAACGAATCTGAAAAAATGATTACCGAATACAAAGATGTAAATAAAGATAAGCAAGAAAAAATTAAGAAATCCTTAAACAACACAAACTATGTTATAAAAAATGCCGATAATATTGTTGAAATAGAAATGCATCCTTTAAAGAAATTATTATATAATGTTAATGGAAGGATGAACTATGCAGATTTTATAGGATTAAATGAACAATATATTGATACGATTGGTAATTCCTATAATTTAATAGAATTCGATGAAGATAAAGTTCCTGTTGCCCTATATCCTTTGTTAGGTGAAAATATTGAAATAGATGTTGCAGATCCAGTAAAAGGAACCATTAAAAAATATGTCTATACACTTGATAATAAGAAATATAATTATGTGCCGGATCAGATATTACATTTTGTCAACTATGTACCGGGTAATAATATTTTTGGAAAAGGCGCATTGGAAATTGCTTTGGCTGCTGTGTTACGTGAAAACTATTATGATGCCTATGAATATTGGATTTGTAAAAACTTTGCTTTACCTTCATTCATTGCAAATTGGAAGACCCACAAAAAACTAACCGAAAAAGAAAAAGCTGATTTAATGAAGCAATTCCATCAGCGTTTCGGTTCGGTTAAAAATGCGGGAAAACCTATCATAACTGAAGCCGAAGCCTTGGAAATTATCCAGTTGCAATCAGCCAATCTACGGGAAATGAACTTTGTTAACGGTAGAAAGGCTAATTTACAGATTATTGCGGGTGCCTATGGTGTTCCAACTGATTTAATTGATACATCGGATGCTAATAGGGCTTCTTCGTTAACCGCTATTGTTCAATTCCTTCAATTCACAATATTCCCTAAGATGAATCGGTTTTGTGAAATATTAAATCAAAATCTAGTTCCTTGGTTTGATGATTCTGGCAAACTGTTCGTTTACTTTGATAATACCATTCCAACAGACCCAGAAATACAATCTAAGACATTACAAACGTTAACCAGTAGTAAAATATTGACCATTAATGAAGCACGAAATATAATGGGCTATCCTTCGTTGGAAAAAGAAGAAGTGTTGGAAGAAAACGTAAATGAAGAAGAAGTGGCGGAAGAAGTGGTAGAAGAACCAATAAAGGAATAATATGAAAAAAGAAATTAAACTAAACGATCTTAAAACATTTATCGATATAACAGGCCTTGATCCAGATGAAAAACTAGAACGTAAGCAATATACTTCGGATGTAAAAATAGAAGAAGGGGAAACAAAAACCGCTATCTTTAGAATGTCCTGTGCAGAAACAGACATGGATGGCGATATTATGATTTCTAGTGGAATGAACCTTCAACGTTATAATAAAAATTCACCTGTATTGTGGGCACATCAGCATTCGGCGTTACCCGTTGGATTAACAACTGAAATAGCCAATGATGGAAACCAAGTTATTAGTAAAGTTAAATTTGCGGATACCAATTTTGCTAATGATGTTTGGTCTTTGGTTAAAATGGGTGCCCTTAAGTGCTGTTCTATTGGTTTTATTCCTTTAAAGGGTTTTATACGTGGAACCAAGGAATTTGATCAATACGTTTCTGAAAAGGCCATTAAAGTAGCCAAAAATACCAAGCGAATTGTAAGTGAATGGCTATTGCTTGAAAATTCAATTGTTAATCTGCCTTGTAATGAAGATGCCTTGGCTTTAGCGGTTTCTACAAAGTCATTAAATATTTCTGATGAAACAATTAAGAAATTAGGCATTGAAGTTAAAGAAGAAAAGAAAGAATTAGATAAAATTATAGAAGAAGATAGAAAAGAAGAATTAGCCAAGACAGAAGTTAAAGAAGAAGTTAAAAAAGAAGAAATAATTCCAGTTATTGTTGTACCACCAGAAGAACCGAAAAAAGAAGAACCCGATTTTGTAATATTAAGATATGGACCCTATGTTGCAGACGAACAAGATGTTAAAATGGCCAAGATGATAAAAATGGGACGTATTATTTAGGAATAGATAAGCTATTGTCAGTTATAAACTTTTCTAATTTATTAATTCTTATTATCTATTGTTAATTATGCGCATAGATAAAAAAAATTTTCTTGCTATTATTAGGTGGTTATCTACTTACGGGCATACTTCACTTAAATGTGAACTATCGCCAATAAAAGACTATCCAAATAACACGGACTATTAATTTAAAGGAAAATATGAAGATTAAATTAGTAAAAGATAATGCAATTGCGCCAAAATATTCTGTCTTGGAATGTAAAGACGCAAAGGCAAAAGAATTAATAGACAGCGGTGTAGGAATTGAATACACCGAAGAAGCTAAATCGCTTGAACAGAAAACAGCCATAAAGGAAAAGGTAGAAGATATGACTATTGAAAAGAAAGAAGTTACGTCTGGTCCTAATATCATTGTAAAGAAATTCGAAACCAAGTCGTTCAGGGATGCCGTTCTTGACCTTAAATCAGGTAAAATCCAGCAACTTGAAATCAAGGCCCCAACCGGCCAAGACGAAACCGATGCGGCCGATGGTCAAAACCTTGTCTATCAAGGGGTTGAAAAAGTTAAGGGCGCTTTGGAACTTGGTGCTGTAGTTTATCCAAAGTGCGAAAAACTTCCTGCGCCGGGTGCTAATGAATGGGGTCGGTTCGTTCCATATCGTGACGAAGCTACTGTGAATACCACTTCTAGTCCAAGGGTTTACGCACCGGGTGAAGGCGTATCTAAAACACCATCGAAACAGGCGTTCGGAAAACATGACTTGAAATTCGGAACCGATGCGGTAGTCGTGTACTTGACCGAAGAACTGTTAGCAGACGTGAATTACATCGAACAATATGTAGTTTCTAGCTGCCGTGGTAAACTAGCATGGCAAAGGGACTATAATATCATGCGGGGGACGTATGCTGCTGCCGTGCAAGGGTTTATAGGGGTATTTGACGGTGGTGCGGCTAACTTCTACGTTGAACCAGTTGCCCACGCCAATCCTTGGACAGGCGCAATTGTAAACGGCGTAATCGGTGGCGTAGATCCTAGACTACGTTCTGGTGCCGAATGGTATATGTCTAACGATATGCACCAGAACATCTTAGGTGACCTTGGTATGGGTACCACGGTTTCCACGCAGCCATTATTCAGTAATAATGGTATGACATTGGCTGGTTATCCAATTAACATCATGACGCAGCAGGCTGCTTTCGGCGCTGCAAGTGATGTATTGTTTGGAAACTTCA